CGTAGAGCAGATCTACCTCATATTTGCAGCAGCACTGGATTATATGGAAGCAATGGGGGAAGAACCTCCAAAGTTTCTTAACTAGTTACTGAGGACGTGAGTGATGACGCTATGCCCATAGTATAGAAAGTCTGCACACCTTCTCAATAATGACAGCCTGGAAAGACAGGCATTTTATTAACTTTCAAAGGAATTGAAAAATGAGTGATTTAAAACCCGTTAAAATCTCTGGAGAGCTGTTCTGGTCTAAGTGGATGGCTGAATTCAATAAAGCTTTTAATGCGGACAATGACCGTTACGAGTGTACCATCGGTAACATCTCTGACGCTGACGTAGCCAAGCTCACGGGCCTGGGCATCCGAGTCAAGTACAAGGACTCCCAAGGTAACTACATTGTGGTAAAGAGCAAGTTCTTGTTCAAGCCCACTGACGCTGACGGCAACACCGTTGCTGTGGATGCTCTTGGTAACGGCTCCAAGTGCGAGGCACTGGTGACTGCATACAAGCACAAGATGAGTGCTAAGTTCGGCCTCTCACCGAGCATCGTGGGTAACTCTGAGAAGACTGCCCTGAAGGTTACTGAGGTAAAGACCTACGTGCCTGATGCCAAACAAGAAGATGATGACCTCATCTGAGCTTCCTAAGTTAGCTCTTATAGACGCAGACGTTATCGTTTACAGGGTAGCGTTTGCGTCTGAAGAGGAAACAGAGGAGATCTGTTTTGCAAGAGCTAAAGAACTCATCTTTGAGATAGTTTTTACGGAACTAAACTGCGATGACTATAAAGCCTATATCACCGGCAAGGGAAATTTTCGACAAATGGTGGCGACCACAGCACCATACAAAGGAAACCGAAAAGACTTCCAAAAGCCCAAGCACTACGATGGACTCAGAGCCTACCTCCAGCGACTCGGAGCAGAACTCGTCGAAGGACAAGAAGCCGATGACGCCATCGCCATCGAAGCCACGAAAGAGCAGGACAAATGCTGGATAGTGTCGATTGATAAAGACTTCGATCAGGTCCAAGGCTGGCACTATAACTTCGTCAAGAAGGAAAAGTACTATGTCACGGAAGAGGAAGGAATCCGTAGTTTCTACACTCAGATTCTGACTGGAGATCGAACAGACAATATCATCGGTATCAAAGGCATTGGTCCTGTCAAAGCTGAGAAGATCTTACAAGACTGTAAAACTGAAAGGGAACATTATGATGCTTGTGTTAAAGCGTATGATGGGAATATTGAGCGAGTTACCGAAAACGGTGTACTGCTATGGTTAAGACGCCATCCAAACCAATTGTGGCTTCCTCCTTTACCCTTGCAGGATTCGACTGGACCGTCAGGTTCATTGAGGGACTTAGCGAGTACGGAATCTGTGACCCAACCAACCAAGAAATCAAGCTCAGAGCAGGAATGAATGAGCAGATGACTCAGCAGACCTTTTACCATGAGTTAGTTCATGCCATTATGTTCGCTATGGGTAAGACTAACCATGATGAAGAGTTCACTGATATTTTTGGATCGTTGTTGCACCAATACGAGAGGACAAAAGCTTGAAAACCAGTAGCGCAAAGGCAAAGGGACGGAACCTACAGAAGTGGGCAGCAGCAAGGCTCCTAGAGTTTGCTCCAGAGCTTGAAGGAGACGATATTAAGTCTACCTCAATGGGAGCCTCTGGCGAGGATGTTATGCTGTCTCCTGCGGCTCGTAAGCTCTATCCCTGGCAGATTGAATGTAAGAGTTATGCTCGCATCGCCGTGTATGACTTCTACAACCAAGCCTGCTCACACGGGACACATGAGCCTGTGGTCTTTATAAAACAAAACCAGTGTAAGCCTCTTGTTGTCGTTGATGCTGAATACTTTGTAAGGAGTTTTAGAAATGGAATTCAGACTGATAAAGGAAAATGAAGACGGATCAGCAGACTATAATCTGCACGTATCTTCAGAAGAAACCTCAGACATCATTCGTGCTGTAATTATGAAAGCACTGTGGGAAGCAGCAAAGGAAGGAACTTTTCATGACCCAGGTAAACTTGATGTGGGTGACACCACAAGCGGAGGAGAAGATAGCGTACATGGCTCGGGTGAGCAACCCAGCAAACCAGAACAACCCGGAGACGGCTTCAAAACTTCTCAAGTACTTGGTTAAGCACAAGCACTGGAGTCCGTTCGAGATGGTCAATGTCTGCATGGAAATTGAAACCACCAGGGACATTGCTCGTCAGATCCTGAGACACCGGAGCTTCAGCTTCCAGGAGTTCAGCCAGCGGTACGCCACAGCAGAATCCTTTGATGTGCGTGAGTGCCGTAAGCAGGACGTTGTTAATCGCCAGAATAGCATTGAGCTGGACATTCTGGGGAATGACGATGATCGGTATCTGGCTACTTGGTGGGACGGAGTACAGCAGCGACTAACCAAAGAAGCTGAGTTTCTGTATCAAGCTGCTTTGAGCAAGGGAGTCGCTAAAGAGGTAGCACGATCTCTTCTGCCAGAAGGTCTTACGACCTCTCGGATGTACATGAATGGAACCCTGCGTAGCTGGATTCATTACATTGACATTCGTTGCGATAAGGCAACACAGAAAGAGCATCGTGAGGTAGCTGAGCAATGTCGAGATATAATCTTTGAACATTTTCCTTCGCTTGAGGAGGTACTAAATGGAGCTTGAAGACTATTTTCATCAAATTCAACAGGAGAAACCTATGAATCAAAAAGACACCACTGTAAGTATCAGCATCGACCAAGATAACTCTGATCTGGATGATTTTCCTGACCAGTACATTCAGCAACGTATGAGTTATTCCTGCACTACTTGGATGCAGATGCTAGAAGATCTCATCAAAGTACTGGAACTGCATTATGGCTACTCGATCAGAGAAAACGTATTCTATGCTGTTAATTTTCCGACGTTTGACCACAACCGTTCACCTGCTCCTGGGCGTGAGCTTAAGAAGGTTGAATTCTTGCAGTTGTTGGCTGAACACCCAGAACTTAACAATGGCGGTGAGCATCAACCTCAAGAACTATTTTTTCATTACGAAGAATGAGAATCCTTGTTATACCAGATTGTCAAGTCAAGCAAGGTGTTCCTCTGGAGCATCTTACTTGGGCTGGTCAGGCTATTACGGATTACCGGCCTGACGTTGTTGTTAACATCGGGGACTTTGCTGATATGCCTAGTCTGTCTTCCCACGATATTAAAGGCTCCAAGTACTTTGAAGGTCTTAGGTACAAGTCTGATGTCGACGTTACGAAGCAAGCTATGAAGATGCTCCTGAAGCCTCTCAAAGATCTCCAAGCTCGACAGAAGAAGAACAAAGAGAAGGTCTACAAGCCTCGGATGGTTCTGACTCTGGGCAACCATGAGAATCGTATTGATAGGGCTGTTAACAACAATCCCACCCTTGAAGGGTTGATCTCAACAAAGGACTTAGGCTATGAATCTGACTGGGAAGTACATGGGTTCTTACATCCTGTTTTCATTAATGGTGTTGGTTTTAACCATTACTGGCCTGTCGGTGCTATGGGGCGACCTGCATCGTCTCCTGCTGCTATTATCAGTAAGCTACATATGTCGTGTGTTGCTGGACACCAACAAGGAAAGCAAGTCGCCTATGGTAAGCGAGCTGATGGGCGACCTATCACAGCTATTGTGGTTGGTAGTTATTATCTGCACGATGAGAGTTATATGGATCAGCTTAGTAACCGTCATTGGCGGGGCCTTCTCGTGATGAACGAGGTCGAAGACGGTCACTTTGATGAAATGTTCCTAAGCATTGAATACTTAAAAAGGAAGTACGGAAATGAATCTGGAAAAGAAGACACACTACCATCAATACACGATTAAAGGTACTCCAGGTCTGTGGCCTCCTTTGAAGCATCACATTGTTATAACAGCTCAAACTGTTAAAGAACTAGAGGCTAAATTAAAAACACCTCAAGTTCAAAAACTTATCCAAGAGGTTAAAAATGGATAACTGGACACCAATACACTCCACAACAGTTCAGGAGATTGAGGACTATATGCGATCACTTGGTTTACCGGAAAAGAAAGAACAGTACGATACTGTTGAAAAACCTAGACACTATATGCTTTTTGAGGAAAAAGGCATTGAAGTGAGGGATGTCATTGAAAAACTGACTCAAAAGTTTGAACTGTCATCTATGGGACACTCTTATATGTTTGCAGCCGATTATGTTCAAATGATGCAGTATTTGATGCGTTTTATGGACAAAAACGGTAAAGAAGACCTAAAGAAAGCCCGCTGGTATCTTGACAAGCTGATCGAAGCCTATTAAAATACCTGTCCCCTAAAAATAACATAAGGAAAGTAATGACCCCGTATCAAACTTACATTGCAAAAAGCCGTTACAGCCGGTTCCTAGACGATAAAGGACGCCGTGAGCACTGGCCTGAAACCGTGACTCGGTACTTTAACTTCATGGAAAAGCACCTCAAGGACAAACATCAATATACGCTCAGTCCTGCCCTGCGTCACGAGCTTGAAGAGGCTGTGACTAACCTGGAAGTTATGCCCTCAATGCGTAGTTTGATGACTGCTGGTGAGGCTCTGGAGCGCCAGAACATCGCTGGTTATAACTGCTCGTACCTGCCCATTGATGACCCCAAAGCCTTTGATGAGGCTATGTACATCCTCTTGTGTGGCACAGGTGTGGGCTTTAGCGTGGAGCAGAAATATGTTAACAAACTACCAGAAATTCCTGAAAAGCTGTACGACAGCAATACTACTATTGTTGTTAAAGACTCCAAGGAAGGATGGGCAAAAGCGTTGCGTCAAGTTATCGCCTTGCTTTACGCTGGAGAGATCCCAAAGTGGGATGTATCCGCAGTTCGTCCTGCCGGAACACGCCTTAAGACTTTTGGAGGACGAGCCTCAGGCCCAGAACCCTTGGTGGACTTGTTCAAGTATGTCACTAATAAGTTCAAAGGAGCTGTTGGGCGTAAGCTGCACACAATCGAGTGCCACGATATTCTCTGTAAAATCGGGGAAGTTGTTGTCGTTGGTGGAGTGCGCCGTAGTGCCATGATCTCTCTGTCTGACCTGGGTGATGATCGTATGGCTCACGCTAAGGCAGGTAACTGGTGGGATGGTAACGGTCAACGAGCCTTGGCTAACAACAGTGCCGTGTAC